TTACTGAAGCATCTGCCAGTTTTGCCGTGGTTACATTTGCATCGGCAATTTTGATTGTCGTAACGGCATTAGTCGCAATGCTTGAAGCTGTTAAGCCGCCTGATTGTATCTTGACATCAGTGATGGCATTGCTTGCCACTTTTGCCGTATTGATGGCACCATCCAAAATGCCAGCCGTTGGCATGACAACTTGCTGATAACTGCCACCCAAGTAAACCTGTAAATTACCGCTAGTACTTTGAAACCATCCCCTTCCGGTGAAATTATCAGAAATTGGCGCCGTACTTGCTGCCGCGATTGAACTATCATCGGCCAGCTTTATTGCTGTGACTGCATTGGTGCCAATGGCAACCGTGCCAATTTTTGTCGTGCTATTCTGATTTAGCTTGATTAAGTCAATATTGCCTGCAGCCGTAAGTGCTATACCATCCTGTACTAAATCAACAGCGCGTACTTTCTTTGTTTCGCTTGCGCTTACGTCAACAATGGGCAATTCATCATTGGCGGCCAACGCAGCAGCGGCAAGCTGATTAAGTTGGGAGATTGTTTGATCCGCCATCTTTCGCGATTAAAGCTTTCAGAAGATTCTAGCCATTGCCCGCAGCTTCTTATTAGTCGTCCACTTCTTTCAGCAATGCGTCTAGCTCGTATAGCTTGGTCAAGATCTTACCTTGATCTTGTTGCAGGATGAAGCTGGAAGCGCGACCGATTAGCAGCTTAATTTCTCCAGTGGCAAGAAAATCAATGGAAGTGGAAATGATTGCATCGCTCCTCACCTCTACGCCCGCTCTTGTAATGACGGCATCAAACTGGTAGTAAACATCCAGGTCGCTGCCAAAAGCACTTTGATCCGTAATAAACAATTCCGACTGAAAAGAACTGCCAATTTCTATTCTTTGAATGAGCTGCAGCAGCAGCATCGAGCTTTCTTGGCGCAATTGCGTGTAGGGATTGAACAATGCATCAATACTGCCGCTTCCGCTGATCAAGCCAGCGCTATATTGCTGCTTGAATTTATCGCTTAATGAAGTGGTTTCAATGGCTTCGCGTTCCGTTTGAAAAGTAAATCCAGTGACGCCGCCAACCGTGTTGAAATCAGTGTCTTCAATATTCACTTCAATAGGCAATGGGTCGCCACTAAATGACGCCAGCGGCAACTCAGCCGCACGATTGTTGTTTACAGCATCTTCGAAAGTGCGAAAAAATCTCAATCCCCCGTAAAGGTTGACGTTGACATAGGCGGCAATTGATTCCCTAACTGTGCCAGAATTTGGCACCGGCAAAGCGTTGAAAATTTCAGGCCATGTTGATGGAGGAAAGCAAATCAGCTTTCGTGGATCACTCGTGCTTATTGTTATGCGGTCGCCTGTAAGAATATTTTCTAGACTTCCATTGAAACCAAGGCGTTGCAAAGTTGTATTGACATCGTCGGGACTAATGCTGCTAACAAATGCAGTCTTTTGCGTACTACGGCGCAACCGAACAGTTCCAGTGTGGCCCGCAAAGAATGTCATCGAAGATCAACTAATGAACTCAACAAAATCGCCGTCCATAGTGAATTGGACGGGCACGGTTGAAAGTTCTCCCGTGGAAACTGTCACGCCAACTGAAGTGATATAAGCCCAGAATTTAATATCATCACTCGTACCTCCACCAGCGTTTAGCTCGATAAACACTCGATCAGCTTCTGTTACAAGACCTGCCTTGCCAATGCTATTGGCAAGCAAAGTGTTGAAACCATAAAGCGTGTTCACTTCATCGCCTTCAAGGCGATAGTAAATGAGAGTGGCACTGCCAGTGGCTCCTTTGATGCCAGGGGTAAATGTATTGACTCCGCTGTCAATAGAATTGGTGGAAATTAGTTCTAGCGTTGTATCCAGGCTCCAATCACGAATTTTGGCCACCTGACGAATGTTGGTGGGTGCGCTCAATGCACTTGATGGTGCCGTGCTGTCGGTGGTGCCAAAAGCAAGACTTCCAGAGCGGCCAGTGTAAAAAGCCATGGTGGTCAGTAAATTGTTGATTGCATTCTAAGAACAATTCTATTCAGGACGACCGTCAATAGTAAACAATCCAGCCACTCTTGAGGCCAAACCATTACTGATTAAAGAGAGTCCATTATCATCTACAGCATGCTCCACTGCTCGCACTGTCACTTCGCCTTCTTCGTCCATTGATACTTCTGTCACCTTAAACACTCTTTTGTTTCTAATGGCAGTGCCAAGTACAAACACATGACCCTCGTAGCTTTTAAGAGCGATGGCAGTGTTATTGGTAATATTGATGCTGTTCAATGAAATTGTGCCTGAAACTGTGGCGTTAGGGTTGTACAGCAAGAATTGATAGGAACCATTGGCGACGGTGCCAGCAAGCGGCAGGTCTAGCACGCCTCCAGGACCGATGCTGCCGGTTTGGATGCCATTCCATTGGTTCTGGGCCAACTCCATGTAGATGTAGCTCCCAGGGGCCACAAAGCTGTCCGTGGGGAAGGTCTTAAATTCAATGGCGCGGCGAGAATGGCGCTTGGTTTGACAAAGAAGTTTGCCCACCAAGATCGCTTGCTCCCTCCTGGTGACAAACGATGAAAGGTCAATGGTTTCACGAATGGCAAGATCTGCATTGGTGTCGCTCAAATGCACTTCTACGCTATTGTTTTTCGGGAATACGCCATCTCTTTCGTTTTGCCTAAAAATAATAGTTGCAACAATATCCTCCGTGCCGCTTCCGTAATCAAGAAATTCTTCTTTATAACTGTCTTCCAAAATGTTGCCCTGATTAAATAATGCACTAATCGGCACCTGCCTCGAAATGGCCCCAGTGTTAGCGTCATAGGGCACTGCAGGCAAAAGCGTTTCTCTTCCATCGCGCTTGGCAAGTTCGAGCAAGCTAAAAGTGGAGTGCACTGACCAAAATTCTCGCCACGAAGATGGCTCGGTAATCACCCCATCCATGAACAGTTGATTTGCCTCGCAAAACTTCTTGCTTCTTGCCAGTTGCTCGAGATCAATGGAGAATAGGTCGCCAGCGTATTTACCAATGCCATCGTTATAGTCAAGCACAGTATCAACAAAAATATCGGGAGCCGTATTGGCAAAACCATCTTTTACGGAAGAAAGATATTCAAACTCTGGCTGCCCCCATGTGTAACCATTAACGTAGCCGGATGTACGCAATAGTCTTGATTGACGCCCTTGCGTTACAAACATGCTCAAAGATCGTAAATCTTGTACATTCTTGCCTGAGTACAAATTAAAACCGACAAGAGAAGTGTCGCTATACAGGCCAGGAAAATTATCAAAGGGTTCAAGGATTTGTTCGGTGACAGCACCCAGAACGAACTCCGGCCCATTGTCAAAAGAAAATTGATATTGAGTGTCGGAGGAATTATGGAACAAGTCCCATTCGTTTGAATAACCAGGGGTGTTGTTCAATGGCGGAAGAAAATTATTACTGTTAACAACACTGCCAACAAAGGAAATAGATGGACCCTCGCCCAGTGGAATGGTCGTAGACGAGCCACTATTTTCTAGATAGAAAAAGCGTTTTTCTGCTCCGTTTACTAGCGGATTGGCGGAAAATTCTGCAATGGTATCATGAACCGGCTCCATCGCAAAGTGCCAATTAAAAGCGTTAGCCACTCCTGACTGGCCAGAGTTGAATCGCAAATAAACAAAGTTATCATTGTCCGCCGCACGCCTCACGACAAAAATGCCTTTAACGTAAGAGAAATTAGCATCAGTGGATCGCTTATATTTGAACAAAAACATGGCACTGCGAAGCTTGATGCCATTATCGCTAATTGGATAACCACTGGCGCGAGCGCTTCCATACACTTCTTGGCGCCCGCTGATTCTTCTGAAAGCCCTGGCTTTCATTGCTAGATCAACAATGTGGCAAGGGGACACTGTTTCGTAACTGGCTCGTTCTATCTTTACCAGTGCTCGCGTGTAGAAAGTGTCGTCAACTCTTGCTCCCGTTGCAATATCATTTTCGTAAGCAATATAGTCGCTTAAAATTTTTCTTTCAAGTTCATTTAATGTCCTGCTAAGGCTAAAATCTGAAACAACAACGTAGTTGCCATCGTTGTCAAAAGTCTCGTAAGTATAAATTACATAAATATTTCCGTCGTTTAAGAGTTGCTGCGGTGTTAATCCTCTTTGGTCCTCTGCAATCAATGAACTAGTTACATTCCTTAGATGGACATATGTGGGATCTTGTTCCGCCACCTGCCTTGCGTCTCCTACGGCTTGCCCGAATCCATAAGCGATGCTTGGAGCATTGCCCTGTTCCACACAACGTAATGACACCTCCATCGTTCCATCGTCCGTGGATCCTCGCGTCACATTGATGACGCTGAATCGCGCAGAGCCCAGCTTAAAAATTGCTGCATTGTCAAAGGCGGAAGACAACGCCCGTCGTTGATCCGCAGCCTCCTCTTGAACAGTTGTTGGAAACGACTGATTAGTGGCGGCAAGTCGCATTCTTAGTTGCGATCCAATGGGAATAATGGTTAGGAACGCAGAAGGCGCTGAAGCGCCCCATAGGGATGCGCCCGCAGGGCTTAAAACGTCTGCTTCAATGCCACTAAAAGTGCCTTCGGCGGCGCCGGTTTCGTTGCGAATGATAACATCCGCGTTGATTGGCACTGGAGAATACAGTCCAAATTGATTGGCCGTAGCGGGCGACAACGCATGACTAAATCCGTCGCCGAATGCATTTGGTGACGATGGTTCAATACGATAAAGATTTCGACTGCCGACGCCAGCAGCGGCAGGGTCACTTTCGCCATTGCCTCCGTATACCAAATCGCTCCCGCGAATAATGCCAGTATTGTTGGGGCGAAAATACAACCAATAGTTTTGAGCAATCAAATTGCGAGGGGGGGTTTGTCCAAAGGCTGTGCGATTGGCGTCGATGGCTCCGATGCCACCAGCGCCAAGTAATAGAAGCATTTGAACATACTGACTACTGCCAAAGCTTTTCACTGAAGACCACAATAGTGACGTGGCCACCCTCACGCCACCGTTTGCATTGACAGCAGTATTGGTGTAGATAAGATTGATGGGATCTCCGTATTTAGCTAAATTTTGAACAGTGTTAAAACCAAAACGAGGGGCAAAAATATCATCGCGAGTTTGCTGGCGCTGACCTTGGGGCGTGATTGACGGAATTTGCGGCTTGGGCATCAAAAGCGCCGACGCCACTTGAAACAATACGCCAACAATGGTCAAGACAATTGCGACGACTTCCCAATTTCTAATATCTAAAGCAGTGCCTGCTTTGATGTCGGTGTATTCTTGCTGCAAAAGAACAAACTCTAAGTATTGTTCTTTTGTAATGCCAAGCGTCTCGACTAGCTGATGTTCATACGGCAGAAGCTTGCGAAGATTATTGCTCATCACTCTGCCCAATAGTATTTACCTTTTGTCACTTTAGCGAAAGGAAGTGAAATCACTTTCTTTCCGGGGCCGAGGAGCAGGCAATTTTGGTTGTCAGTGATTACGGCCATAGCCAAAGAACCATTGGGCGATGGAAGATAAAATACGGCTCCTGGTCGTGGTTCCGTGATTTGCTTTGCGTTTTTCCATAGCCATTTAACAATTTGCCTGTTACTAATCTCCCCTGGCTGACATTGCTCATATACCCAGCCGAATTCTTCCATAAAATCATGAAGCCCAAGCCTCCTCCTTACTTCCATGCAAAGAGCGAAGCAATCCGTGAAACCACTGCCATCTGCCGGTCTCTTTGCCCATCGATGCTGAAGGCCAATAAGGTCGTTAAAAGAGGGCGATGGGGAGGCAGTCATTGCAGGAAAAGGTCGGCGTTAAGAGGAAGAATGCCTATGAAATTGCGAGACAGTGAACGCGCCGGGAATCTAGCCCCTACGCTGTCCATCGCACTTCTAAATCTAAGCTCAATTGTGGTTTCGGAGAAAGCAGCTCCAAGGCCAAGAAACCTTTCGGAATAGCTTTTGACCAAGCCGTTATTTGCATTAAGCCATGCCGTGGTAAGGGTAAGGCGACTAAGCCTGTTTCCGTTGCCTTGCTCAACAAGGCGAATGGCCACTTCCACATTTGGGAATAGCACTTGCACTAAAGCGTTGTCGCCATTGAGGTTGGACGTAGTTCCCTCTGCGCGAAATGGAGCAAAAGCATATTGCTCTCCATTCCATTGCACTTGCTCATTGACAAAGTAATTTTGATAACGATGAATGATGGCGCCGGGTTCACGCCCGACGACAATAGTGTCAGTTGTACTTAAGTCGGCAAGGTTTTTAGCTGCTGCAGCACTTGTAAATGCTATAAGTTCAAAATACTGAACAATGCGAATATTGCTCATCTCTACACCAAATCTGCAATCAGTTTAATGGCCACGTTGCTGATGTTTCGATAGACAGCTTCAATTGAAGGGGCTTCTGCATAAAACCAAAGCGTTTGAGCTGGTGCCTTAACAAGGTCGATGGTGGCGATGCTTAACCCGGCAAACACTTCATTGGGCACCGTAAAGCCAATTGTCTGCCCTTGCTGTATGTTGTAATGATTGATCACTGCTTGAACAGTAGCTTCTGGCACATTTTCATAGTCCAGCTCAAGGCTAAAGCCAAAAGGACGATTACCAAAACTGCGTCGAACAGTCTTGCCTGACAACGCACGATAAATCTTCGTGGGATATTCTCCCATGGTTAGGCGTCTGTTGGTTGGCTTGAGCGATGGGAAAACAGCCATGATTAACGAAGACCAACGCGACGACGAGAAGAAGGAGAATTGGCAAGTTTGTCAAGAGCAATTGTTGCTCCGCGAGTGGCGCCTTCTCTCACCGATATTCTACGAGTTTCAGCCATTGCAGCTTCCAACTGGGCTCTATCAACATATTCCACGCCATTGATGGTGGTGGTTTGGAAGCTCATGGAGAGCATAGGCATGGCTCCAGCGCCTGCCATGTCGCCGCCCATTTTGTCGCGAATGGAACTGTCTTGAAGCTGCACTGGAATGGAGCGACCGTCCGGGAGGGGAACAATGGCTTCATTGTATTTGCCTTCGCCAACAAGGCCGAGGGTGGGGCCAGCTACCATGCCTCCGTTGGCGAATGCTCTAAAGGGAATAAAGCCGCCGGATGCAATACCACCATTGGCAAACTTAAATGCTCCACTGTAATCAGGAACATTCGGCAATGGAGCGATGCCTGCATCGAAGGATCCTCCAAAACCTGCAGCGTTGCTCGATGCTCCTCCGCCAACAGCGCCGCCCATTACTCCCAGCGCCTTCAAAATGAGGCCGTAAATCATCATCGTGATCTGCTGAGCAATAATTTGAGCTGCCATGTCAAGGAAGTGATCCGCGATGCTTTGCATCATGCTGGCCAGCGCTTCTTGCGCCGATGCCGAGCCGGAAATCAAATCTTTGAAAGCCGTTCCAAATGCGCTACCGATTGCCTTTCCGGCCTCCACTGCTTGATAGCCCCAGTTTGTGAGCTTGGCAAGTTCTTCCTGTGCGCTAGCGGCACCTTCCTTGATGTAGTCAAGGGGAGATTTTGCTTCCTTGGACGGTGGCACTCCAGCCTCTGCTTCCTTACCTTTGCCCTCGATGCCGCCGCGAGCCTTTTCCAGATCCTCCAGTGCCTTTTTAAGTCGCTCTATTTGATCCGCAGACGCTCCCCTGGCCTCCGCTTCTGTAATTGCCGCTCGTGCGTTTTTAATTGACAAGTCAAGACTCTCTAATTGCGTGCGCACAAGTTTGCGCACCTCTGCCACTTGCTTGGCACGCTCGGGAAGCATGCCTTGCTGCAGTAAATCTGTTACATCTTTTTCGTAGCGCAATTGCTCGCGCTGGCCCTTGAGAATATCTTCGATGGGTGCAAGTGCATCTTCCCTTGCGCGTTTCATTTCCTGTTCCAGCTCGAGCGCGTTGGCTGATTGCTTGAGTCGAGCGGTTTCGCGAAGGTCTGCTTTTTCTTTGTCTCCTTTTGCTTCCTTAAGTGCTTGGTTCAGTTCGCGCTGAATTGTTAATTCTTGGCTGGTATATTCAGCAAAAGCCTTGGCAATGGGATTGGTTTGCTGCATAATCAGCAAGCGCTGGCGCTCGGAAAACAATGCGTCAGATGCTGCCATGGCTTGGCGAGCAATTTCCTCAGCAAGTCGTTTTGCGTCGTCTTTGCCTTTGGTTTTCTCTTTTGTGCCTCCGGCTGACGGCGCTTCGGGCGCTGCGGGACCAGGCATTGGCTTATTAAGCCCAAGTCGTTTGTTCACCTCTTCTGCCTGCCTTGCGGCCTCCTTCGCTTCTCTGAGATCAATTGCCTGCTGGCCCGCTAAATTGCCAAACTGCCCAGTGAGTTTGCGCATTTCTAGCCCCGAAGGCACGCGAATTTGCCTGGCGCCACCCCGTGAAACTCCTGCCTGAATCATGCCAGATGTTAATGCGGTGCCCTGTAACGCAACCGATTCCCGAGGAGTAATGGTCATGGGGACCGCCCCTCTTTTCTGTTCCGGTGTTGCACGAGCGTAGATACCTTGCAGCACCTTGCGAGCGGCGGCGGCTTTTCGAGATTCAGCTAGAACGGTTTGCACGCTCATCGCCGCACCTGCAACATTTCCGGCTTTTGCTGCATCTATGGCGGCTTTTGCTGCATCTCTTGACGACTGAGCGGCGTCTCTCGCCTTGTCGCCCATTGTGGCAAACGCCCCTGCAATCATTACAATCCCTGCTACAACGGCTCCGACGACAGTGCTCGCAACGAGAGCAGTTAGTGCAAGTCTCAACCCGACCATTTGTGTTGTGGCCCGAGTTGCGGCAACCCCTAACACATTAAATGCGCCCGCCAAAGCTGTCGCCTGCTGAGCAGCGGCCCCGAACCCCAATAAAGCGGACAATCCGCGATACAGCAAAAGCACGCCCATAAGGGCCATGGCGGCAAGTCGCGCCGCCTGGAATCCAACGTAAAAGGCAGTTATCGTGGCGATGACAGATGTCAAATTTGTTCCCAAAAAATTCAGAGCAGGAGCGAGCATGCTTCCAATTGTCTTGGCAACATTCATGACAAATATGCCTGCCTTGCTCAGCTCTTGTACCAGCAATTGCAAATCTTTCACCTGCTTTGCCACTGCGGGATCCTTAAGCGCTTCGTTAAGCGATCTATAGCGAACCTCTAATGCCGCTACATTTTGTTCTGCGGCCCTAATTTGACTAGCACTTGCACCACCCTCGCGCAAGCTCAAGACATCTTGTCTTGCCGTTCCTAACTGACCCTGTACTCGCTCTATTTCACCCATTGCAATTTGAGCACTGGTTGAAAGTTGACGCAGTGCGTTTCCAAGTGGGCCCAGAACTGCTTGAGCGGCAATGTTGGCCAAGGGAGCAAAGCTTTCTAAGGTGCGCTGAAAGTCGCCTCCCACTGCGTTCAACAAGCCCTGCAAAGACTTGCCAGCGGCTTGCGCACCAGTGCCGAAGCGTGTCATCAGCTCATCACTGACTTTTGCAAATACTTCCCTAAACTTCCCTCCGACGAATACTCCGTCTTCCATTGCTTTACTAAATTCCTTGACGGACATGCCAGCGGCTTTCGCGAAAATGGCAAGAGCACCGGGCAAAACATCACCCAATTGGCCTTTTAATTCTTCGCTCATAATCTGCCCCTTGCTCGCCATCTGCCCAAAGGCATAAATCACTCGCTCTGCCTTGTCTGGTGTCAATTGCAAGGCAGCAGTGGCTGCACTAATGCCAGTGAAAAGTTTTTCAATGGACCCCGAATCAAAGTCCGCAGGAGCCATGGAAGCATAAAGACGGGTGAAGCCTGTGCGCGTTGTTTCAAGATTTAAACCAAATGCCCGCTGAACATTGTCGACGTATAGCAACTCTTTCGCAAAGGTGCCAGTATTTTGCGTGGCGGTTTGTAGCGCATTGTTGTACTGCTGCTGACTTTTTGCGGCATTAAGGATTTGGCCTGGAAGGCTTGTTACAAATGCAAGTCCTTTATATGCAGTGCCGAATAAAAGCACTTGCTTTACGGCAAAACCAAATTCCCCGGCAACTTCTCTCAACCCTCCAATCAAGGGGATTTGACTGGCCCTAAACCTCTCGGACATGGCTCGTGCCATTTCGAGCGCAGCATTATATTTTTTTACATTTTCAAAATATCCATCGGGAAGATGCGTCGACGGACCGCCAGCAAGAGCAAGAGCGCCTCCACGTTGCGGGGGCTGCCCCGTTCCTCTCACGCGATCCCTTCCGCCTCCAGAAACAAAAGCATCCCCCATAAAAGTAGTACCAGGCAATGCTGGCTGTCTTTCTGACATGACACTGACGCCACGCAATGCAGAACGCGCGTATGCTTCTGCAGTCCGACGTGCCATCATTTGCTCGCGAGACTCTCCGCCAATCGCGCCTGTTGCGTAAGCACTGGGAGCGCGTCCGGTGGCAGCAGGAAGCAAGCCAGCAATACCTTGAGCACTGGGAATTCCAATCCTCGCCTGTCTTGTCCTAGTCTCCGCATCTCGCAAAGCCTGTGGAAGATAAGAGAATACATTTAGAGCGCGCTTGAGATCTTGCGGATTAAATACTTCTTTAATGGTTGCTTCTACTACCTTGAAATATTCATTTAGCTGTTTATTTACTCGATCCTGCAACGCTTCGGTAGACAGAGCAAGTTTACCAGGCGCGCCTTCTGGAAACCTGGGTCCACCAGCCGCAAAAATGCTTTCAATTCCGGCTTGTATTGAAGATTTCCTTGTTATCGATGGCAATAACCCCACTGGGCTTTGTGCAGCGCCAATGATGCCAGCGGCCGCACGGCTAGCAGGAAGGGCCCTGCCAGTTTCAGAAGGTCCAATGGAAATAATCCGGGAAGGAGTGGTTGCCGGAAAATTAACTCCAGGCAGTGCTCTGCGTTGAGCTGCTTGTTGTCTTAAGTATTCCGGATCGACGCCAGCCATCCAAAATACAGCACGTGCTATTTGATCAAGAAAACCTCGTTTTATCGGAAGAGGATCTTTCATCCTCATTTGCAAATTACCAAGAATGCCTTCCATCGCAGCATCGTTAATCTGCAGCAATGCTTCTTGCATTTGCGCTTTAGTTTTTAACCCCGAACGACCAGTGACATTAGCTTGCTGGGTCATCCTTTGCAGCTCTTTGAAAGTCGCGCCTGTCACGACATCCTCAAACATAGCCCTTCGCTTGGCTTCCGCTCCTCCGGTTGGCCCCATTCCTTGGGAGCGCATGTACTCTTGCAAGCCAGCCAGCCCTGTCGGGCCAGCAGAAAAAGGCTGTTTAGATATGCCTTCCAACTCTGCTTTTACTTTTACAGTAATTCCCGAAAGTTTTTCCTCTATCGCCTTCTTGAAAGCCCGAACGTCAGCCCTTAAAATTGACGGCCTGATACTGGTTTTTACAAGCAAAGGTTTTTGCCTGTTTAAGTTTTTCTGTAGAGCCTTAAGCAGGTCCTCTACTTTGGGAGTCTCTAGCTTGGTTGCAATTTCTAGCGCACCAATCTTGCTCAGCTTGTCTTTCGCCGCTTTCTTTAGATCGGCAATGTCCGGATTGGTAATTGAGGGCTTGATGCTAGTCTCAATACGAAGCTTGCCGCCACCTTGTTTAATTTGCTGATTGTTACCAAGCCTTCCCTTGATAGACGAAACAACATTATCAACGTCTTTGCCAGTAGCACCATTCTTGATCCCAATGGGGATTTCTACCTTGCGAAGGTCGCGAAGGTCATCAAGCCTTCCCTTGATTTTGTCAAACTCATTCTTCGTCAAGCCGCCAACAAGATTTAGCTCAACAGTGAATTTTTTGCCGCGAATGTATCTGTCGAGAAGTCGATATTGATCTGCAATCGCCTTCTTGTTGAACTGAACATTAAGCTGCACGCCTTGCCCTGCAAGCTGCGTGCTAATTGTGCTTATTTGCTGTCTAAAGAACGCCAGGTCAAGACTTACCTTCAGCTTCAATTCGGCGTCTTGAGCCATCTGCCTTTACGACTGCATTCCCTTCATTCTATAATCATTGTTCTTGATTGCGTCCAGCAAAAGCCTTCATCTCGTCAGCAAGCAACGCAATAACGCGCCCATCCATTCTTCTTGTTTTCATCAAACGCTGCAGAACAATCAAGCTTGCATCTGTCACGCCATCTTCTTTCTTGAGCGCTTTGGCGTCAAAAGGCAAGAAATGCTCTGCCTTGACAGTGCTCTTCTTGCCCGCCATCATCCCTGCCACCATTGTTCCCAGCTTGGCAATGGCAACGCTCTCTATATTGTGCTTAGCAATGTCGTGCTTTTCGAGATATTTAAGAGTCGCTTTTACGTCGCGAATGGGCTGTTTGCCGAATTGAGCTGCGCACCACCTATCGTCCTTCAAGTCGGAAGCCGATAGACGAAAGTAGATTTCGTTCCAATTGGTAAGCCCCTTCAGGAATTTCCTGGCTTGGT